GAAAGTCGAGAGAGCTACTAAAAATACATATAGAAGGGCCTTTAGGTTAAGGAAGTGGTTAGAGAAAAACGCTAGAACAGGTACGCGATATGTGAATCAATTCTAGCTCACTTTGGAACCCGCTCATCTGATGCTAGGCTTCAGAGGCCTGAGTTTATTGGTCGTATGAAACAGAACATGGTTATATCTGAGGTTTTGGCTACCGCTCAGGATACAGCAGATAACGTGCCTGTTGGTCAAATGGCTGGCCATGGTATATCTGCCGGAGGCGGCCAGTCCTTTAGCTATCGTTGTGAGGAGCATGGTTATATAGTTGGCATAATTAACGTGCAACCTGTAACTGCTTACCAGCAAGGCGTTCATCGCCAGTTTTCCCGGCTTGATCGATTGGATTATGCCTGGCCAACGTTCGCAAACATTGGCGAGCAAGAAATATTGAAGCAAGAGTTATTTGCCCAGGCGGCTGGCCCCAAGGATGTATTTGGTTACGTGCCTCGCTATGCTGAGTACAAGTATATGAACTCACGTGTTGCAGGTGAAATGCGTACGTCTCTTAACTTCTGGCACTTAGGCAGAATATTTGATGACGCTCCACTCTTGAATGCTGAATTTATAGAATGCAACCCATCAAAACGGATATTTGCTGTAACGGCCGAGGATGAAAACTCAATATTTGCTCATATAATGAACAAAGTCACTGTTAACCGAAAACTTCCTCGCTATGGAATCCCAACAATCTAATGATACGGAAATGATCAGAATCATATTAGCAATCAATGAGGCGCACTCATCGATTAAGTGGTATGTTCAGGCAGAGGATTATGGCCACTTGATTAACGTGTTTAGGATTCTTTCTCGAGAAAACATCCATCCAGATGTTGTAAGGCATCTTTCTCGATTGGTCATAGACAAGGAGTACTTCAAGCAATGCTATGATTTGTGATTCACCATATTATGTTATGCCCAAAGCTGCATTGGAAAAAGTTCCTGTTCCCTGCGGCCGTTGTCCCGTTTGTAAAAAGAAACGTGTTGATCATTGGGTCTTTCGATTAACTGAGCATATGAAAGTGTGCGATGATTACTTATTCATAACACTTACCTATGACACACGCAATGTCCCAATTAGTGACAATGGATTTATGACCCTTTCAAAGGCTGATTTTCAGAACTTTATGAAACGCCTTAGGGTCAATACAAGGTTACCAAATATCAAATATTATGCATGCGGTGAGTATGGCTCAAAGACAGAAAGGCCCCACTTTCATGCTATATTGTTTGGCGTTCGTGATGCTGAATCCATTAAGAATGCATGGTCATTGGATGGCCAACTTATTGGTAATATACACGTTGGAAAGGTTACACAGGACAGCATGGCTTATGTGATGAAATACATCGACAAATCAACGGGTAACGGCCCTAAGCATTACAGAGACGATCGAGTTCGAGAGTTTAGTTTGATGTCAAAAGGCCTTGGTAAAAATTATCTGTCTGATGATATGAAAAAATATCATCAAGAAGACTTGAGACGAATGTATGTCGTTCGACCCGGTGGCTCTAAGCTTTCAATGCCTAGGTACTACCGCTCCAAGATTTACACAGATGAACAGTTGCGAAAGCAACTAGAGATAATTGAAGAGGTTATAGTTAAGCAAGAAGAGTTGGATAAACGCGAGTTTAACGAGCTTTACGGTGGGAACCCGTCAATTGATTATGAAACATGGCAAACGTCCAAGAAATATGGACGATACAAGGCCTTTTACGCAAATCAAAAGCATAGAAACATATGAAAAACATGTTAAATCATGGTCGTTATGACCATTTGAAACAACCCGGCGAAAGGTATAAGTTACCAAGCCTAACGGTCCCGAATATGACGCCTTCACTTAAAGACTTATTGCGCATGTATACGCGCGGCGAGACTATCGCAACGTTTGAAGGAGGTTATTCAGATGAAGATTTATCTCAATTTGATGGCATGGATAAGCAGGACATGGAGATGGCCGCTCGAGACATGAAGCAATATGTCGAAGAGACCAGGAGTGCTATCCCCCAACGAAAGAGGGCCACGTCTGTCTCACCCGCCCCGCCTGTCTCACCCGCCCCACCCACCCCACCTGATATAGTAGAAGGAGGATAGCGAATATTCGCTACGTGTTTGTAACACTTCGTACTACGGGTACGTGAAAAATTTTTTTTTCTAAAATTTTTTGCGTACACGTAGTATGCAAGCGCAGCGCGCAAGGTGTACTCTACTCTTCGCGGAAGAAGGCTTTTTCAGCCTTCTGGGAGCGATTCCTTTTAGGCCCGTAGGGCCTCAAGCCATAATTACTCTTGATGGTATTATGGCTAATTGACAGCGTTAAGTGGCAAAAGCAAGCAGTTGTATAAAAAGCTAACGTAGTGCAGCGTAAATTGCAACTGCAATGCGATAATGCCAGTCGAGCTGTCATAATGTAAAAATGCGCGGCACGCGCTAATGTGGCTGAAGAAAAACCATTGGTTTAAACTTCGCCCACCCCCCTTAATTGTTTAACAATTTAAATATCATAACAATGCCACTACCTTTTGCTGCTCTAGGCGCTGCTGCTTCCCTCGCCGGAGGTGTAATGTCAGCCAATGCTAATCAAAGAGCGAACGATCAAAACCTCGCGTATAATCGCGAGATGTATGAGTTACAAAAGCGCGATGCGCTTGAGTTCTGGAACATGCAAAACGAATATAATTCGCCTCAAATGCAAATGAAGCGATTCCAAGAAGCAGGTCTCAATCCAAATTTAGTATACTCCCAAGGTAATCCAGGCAACGCTGTGCCTTTATCTCGCCCAGACGTTCAAGGCTTTCAGTCCAGACCCGTTAACTTCGGTGAGGGTATAGCGCCCGCAGCGATGTCATATATATCGTCTATTTATGATTTGGAGATTAAACAGGCGCAAGCCGATAATTTGAAGGCTCAGAATACGGTTATACGACAGGACGCTTTACTAAAATCTGCACAAACCCAGAGCACTTTAACTGGTACAGAAAGGTCGCTTTTTGACCTTGACTTTTCAAAAGATTTGTATGCTGTGAATAGTGAGTATAGGCGTGAGCAACTTCGTAAGCTGAAAGCAGACATAGACTATACTACTCATGAGGATGCGCGTAAGGCTGCTTCGAATTCACAATCTATTGCTGAGTCAATTGAGCGTATGCGTAATATGAAGCTCCAGCGAACACATACACGTGCAGAGATAACCAAAATAAATGCAGCAGTAGATTTGATGCACAAGGATTCAACCCTTCGGCAGCTTGAGATTAATTTGCGTGAGGACGGTATAAATCCAAATGACCCAATGTGGGCACGCATGTTAGGGCAAGCTCTTCAAGGTGTTTATGATAAATACTTTAAGTAGTCACACTTTAAACTTTTTTATATGAGATTCAAAAAAAGGCGTTCATTTCGTAAGTCCTTCTCATCCCGTCGTCGGCGTAAGGGTAAAAGCCGTACAAGTAGATATTATCACGTTTCCCGTGGCGGTATCCGCATGTAACTTTATTTTAGTTTAACTTTTGCAGGTGCTACGGCACCTGCATATAAATTTTCAAAAATGAAAAACATTTTTAATTCTGTTTTGATGAAAAAGCCTTCATCAAACACTTTCGACCTATCACATGATGTTAAATTATCGTTTGATATGGGACAACTGGTTCCATCTAATATTATTGAGTGTCTTCCCGGAGATAGCTTTAGATTAGGTGCTGCTAATTTTCTTCGCTTTGCCCCTCTTATTTCTCCGGTAATGCACGCTGTTTATGTAACTACTGATTATTACTTCGTGCCTAATAGACTTTTATGGTCGGAGTGGGATAAGTGGATAACGGGAGATAGCGATGTTGAAGCTCCCTATGTTCCAATCGGTGTAAATCCAGTAGCTCAGGGTTCTTTAGCGGATTATTTAGGCTTACCTATAGGTAACTATGGCGAAACTTTTAATATATCGCCTATGCAATTTGCTGCGTACTTGAAGGTTTACGATGAGTATTACCGCGACCAGAATTTACAAGATGAAAAATTTGTGCCTCTTGTTTCTGGTAATAATTCAGCTGCTTATGATGAGTATATGACTAATCCCGGCTTATTACGTAGAGCTTGGATGCACGATTACTTTACTAGCGCACTTCCTTTTGCGCAAAAAGGTGATGATGTTCTAATACCATTAACTGCTGAGCAAACTGTTGAGGTTGAATACCAAAACAAACCCGGCTTTACAAATGCCGGTATATTTAGAGATCAGGCCGGTCAGATATTTGAAGATTCAGACGATGTAACAAATGAGCCAGGCCCCGTTCCTCAAGTTTCTTCGTTGAATGTAGGTAATGTCCCCGGTGCCTACGACCCAAATGGTACATTAGCGGTAGATGTGCAAGCTGAGGCAGCTACTATAAATACACTTAGACGTGCCTTTAGGCTACAGGAGT